GTGTTATCTGCGTATTCGGTTACACCGCCAAAAATTACTTTAGGGTATGGCGTGTAGGTGGTCATAACGTAGCGCCTACGAAGTTTACCGCCCCTGTACGTCTAGCGCTGTTTTGTAGCAGCTGCTCGATACTGCGGCGTGCGCTTTCGCCGTCTATTACGCCGTTAAAAATGAAGGTGTTGCCGCCGCCGCCTAACCTATTGTTAGGTATAATTTGCCCCCCAGTAGTAGGTACAAATACTTCACTTCCAAGCTCTCCCACGCGCACCGCTTGACCAGCGCTAACCATGCCGCCTACAGCTTTACCGCCTGTGACTTTGTCAATAATGCCGCCAATAGCCTTTCCAATGGCGCTATTACCGATAGCGTCCATAAGCTTCTTGACTGCGTCCCTTACCCTGTCAATTACATCTACCCATTTATCGAAATACCCTACTAAGGTATCTTTAATAAAACCGCCCAGTTTTTTTAGTGAGTCAAAAAGACCGTCTACAAAATCCCTAAAAGTTTCCGATTTTTCATAAGCAATAACGAAAGCGGCAATAAGTAAACCAATGGCAATAACTACAAGCCCAATAGGGTTAGCAGCAAGAACCGCGTTCCAAATAACCTGTAAAGCTGTAACGGTTTTAACTAAAGCACTCCAAGCTGTAGTAATTACTGTTACTGCCTTAATTGCATAATTAAGCGCAACTATGCCGCCTGTTAAACCTAAAACTACTAAAGCAACCTTGCTAATAACGTCTGCGTTTTCTGACATATAACCGCTAAAAGGTACAACAAGCGCTATAAGTTGCTGGTAAATAGGTAGTAAACCTTGACCAATTTTGGTCTTAGCGTCTTCCATTTGAGCAGTTAAAATACGTTGCTGGTTAGCTGCACCTTCAGAAGTGCGTGCAAAGTCGCCTTGCTGAATAGTGGTCTGCTGCATAATAAGCGACTGCCGCGCTAATACCTTTTGCTGGTCTGTGAAGCCCTTAGTTCCCTTTTCTAGACCCATGCGTAGGGCTTCAGCTTCTACAGCATCAGCAGATAGTAAAACGCCAAATTGTCTTAGGGGTTCGGATTCACCACGAAGACCCGCGCCAATAGCGTTGATAGCTTGGTCTAAGCTTACGTTATTGAAAGAAGCTAGGTCAGCTGCAAGGGTTAAAGTATCGGTGCTAAATGCTGAAAGGTCGTCGCCTGTTAGACCCGCTGCCTTACCAAAGATAGCAAAATCGGACGCAGCTTCTAGTGCTGCTTTTTGAGATAGACCAATAGAAGTTGCTGAAGTTTTGGAAAATTCTACAATGCTGTCTGTAGCGTCTTCAAAAACTACGCTTGTTTTCGACATGGATTCGTTTAAATCGCTGGCGGCGTCAATAGTAGATTTAGCGCCTATGGCAATAGCACCGAAAGCTAGAGCAGCTTTACCGCTTATGTTGTCTAGTTTCTCGCCAAAATTTTTAAACTTCATTTCAGCGGTTTCCAAGCCCTTGCTAAAATCTCCTACGTCTGCAAGTAGGTTTAGCTTTAATGTTCTAATATCCGCCATTTTTTATCCTTTAGACCAATTATTAAGCACGTCGTCTACTGCGGCTTTCCAACGCGCCGTAATCTGCGCCTGATTATCTTTTAATGTTTTAAAAATGGAATAACCCTTGCTAGGCATTGGGAAGCGTCGTCCACCATTTGGAAAGCGTCCGTTTATGCTGGAAGGATTAGCGCCAAATTCTGAACCAAAAAGCACCTGCCCAGATACAGCGCCGCCAGAAAACTTAGACCTAGTTCCGCCAATGGTTATATTAGGTACGCGGTCTTTATTACCGCGGGTAGTAGCAAGGACTTTAGCGGCTTGTTTAGGGTATGGGTTTAAAGCTGCGCTAGCTTGAATTTGTCCCGCTGTCCAGTTGCTAATAGCTGCTACTTCATTTTTAAGCGTAGTGTTAGCTTCTTTATCTAGGGTCTTTAAAGCTGCATAAAGCCCTTTTAATTCTGACTGGTCAGGCTTAATACTTATGGACTCTTTAGCCACGTCTATTATTCCTTTCCAAAATCTCTAAAACCGTAAGCAAATCTTCAGCTGTTCGGTTTTCCCAATATGTAGGGGTAGTACCAGTAGCTACTGCTATTTCTAGCAGCAGCCGCTGGATACTTCCTACTTCGTGGCTTTTGGGTCGGAGTCCGCCAATTCGATTAGCTCGATTGAATTTATCCAGCCGTCAAAAGGTTTAATCTGTTCCCCTGTACGTTTCAACACCGAATGAGCAAGGAAAGCTAGGTCTTCCATGCCTATACCGCTAGATAAGTCACTAATTTTTCTTTTACTGTGTCGTTCCCATGCCACGAAGTCAGGGACGATAGCAGTCAGATTAGTTACTTCTCCGTTTGTTGTCGTTACCTTTAGTTCTATTTTCATTTTTAGTGCCCTGTTCTATTAGTTATGCGCGGGAAACGCTTCCTTGGTCTACTACTAATTCTACTGTAGTTGTAAGCACGTCTACAGCGCCACCACCAACAGCTGGGAAGTTCGGGAACACGTCGCAAGTAAACACAGAACCATTTGCTGTGAAACTTGCAGCGATAGCAGTATCGCCAGCTGCGCCTGCAGCGTCAAATAGTGCGTCACAAAGCGAACCTACAGCTCCCCAGTCCGCAAACATTTCTACGCTTAAGGTTGCTGTGTAGTCAATCGTTTTGTAGGCGCGTCCACTCAATACTTCTAGTACTGCTTGGTTCGGTTCTACGGTTAGCGTAACTGTAGAAGCTTGCGCGTCGTAGTTGTCGCCGTCAATAGTCAGGGTTAAGTCCCTGCCTGTAATGTAAGTTGCCATTGGGCTAACCCTTCCTTTTTGTTGTTATGTGTTCGTTACTAACTCAATAGTTAATGAGCTAGTAAGCATTTGTTGTCCAGAAACTTCTTGAATTTGTGGCTGTGACCAGCCGTTATTTATAGAAGTTCCAGCTGGCAATAAGTCGAAGACGCTTAACATTAGATTTTCTATGTTTGCTAAAGCGGCTTGGTTATCGGCTGCGCCTACTACGGCGGTTATTTCAAAACGCACGTTTATACGATTACCTGCGCCGCCAATACTGGCAGGCACTAGATAGGGCGCGGCAGGCACTAGCACTAATGCAGGCGGAGTTATCTGCTCCCTAGGGAAAGCATAGACAACACGCCCAGCGGCGCTTAGGGCGCTGCTAAGGCTGTTTCTAAGGCTAACTAGGTCTGCCATTATCCCACCAGGCTATTGGTGTCTAGGTCTTTACCTAGTAGACCCATTACGCGCTGAAGCATGGAGCGACCCAGGCGGTAAGGAGCTGGCGCAAAATCCACTCCTTGCTGTCCCATAGTTCCCTTTTGGGTTTCCCAAATGTCTACCGCTAGGGCTAAACAGGCTTCGCGCACGCTAGCGTTCGTGTCAAACAGGGTAGCTTGCGAAGTTAGCACGGCTTTACCGTATGGGCGTAGCGGTGTTGCTATGACGTCGGCAGCTGTAATTGCTACGCTAAATCTATCTGCTCTATGTTCGGTAACCGTGCGAGAACCATTAAAGGTATTACCGCAGGCTGAAATGGTAAGCGCTGAACCTACTACAAAATCGTGTGGTTCGGCTGTGTAAAAAGTCGCTACATTGTCTTCTAGCTCGACTGTAATAATACTTGAACGGTTAAAGTCCAAGTAGCTTAAAATAATGTCGCTTGCGGCGTCTGCCACTTGCTGAACAACTGCGTCTGAATAGATTGAACCAATACCAAGTACAGCCTTTAATTCGCTAATACTAATAATTGCCATAAGTTCAACCTTTCAAGTTGGGGTGTAGGGGCGGCACAGGGCAGCACCGCCCCTACGATTATTTGGAGTTACGCGGTCTGTTGGTAAACGCGAACGCCCAAAGGCTTCTTAATAGCCAAAGCGCCGTAACCATAAACGGATACTTCAATCTGACCTGAACCAATTACGTCTACACGAACCTGGCGGACTGGGCTTTCGTACCATGTAGCAGCTTCAGGAGCTAGTAAAATCATGCCTTCGTCTGCGCCTGCGCCAATGTGTGGGTCTACAAACAAGGAAGCGCCTAGGACGTTACCTACGATTGAAGTTCCATTTACTGCACCTGGAGCGTTTGAAGGCGCTGCAGCTGTGTAAAGTGGGCGGTCTGACCCGTCCTGGTATCCCATGATATTAACCCAGTTAGTGGTGTTAGCTACAAGGTTACGGGCAAAATTGCCCGAACCTGCGTAAGCTGCTGCCGACTCGGTTGCGATAAAGGACTGTAGACCGTCTGCTGAACCTGCTACTGCAGTTGCATCTGTTCCACCTGAAAGAAGGGCAGATACTACGGCTAGGTCTGTTGCCTTAGCGTAAGCTGCGCCCATTTCGCGTAGAAGCTCGGTTAGAAATGCTGGTGAGCTTCTGTCAATTAACTCCCAAGATATTCTGCTGGCGCCCGCGTACTTGGAAACGTCCACCGTCAAGAACGACGAGGTCATAGGTGTACCAAATGGGTCGCCTTCTTCTGCTACTTCTGCCACGGTTGGGGCTTGAGTTAGCTTAGGAATAGTGAAGCTCATTCCGCTTGCTGGCAAAGCGCCACGGGAAATTGCGTCAATAGTAGGACGTCCGTCAATGGTGGTAGAAATGAATTCCTGTAAATGCGGGGCTAAAGTTAGACCTGTATTCGTGGTAGTGCTTTCGTCTGCAGCTCGTACATACTGGCGGCTGTCGTCGTTACCCATAGCCGCTTTAATGCTGTGCTCTAGGTAAGAAGTGCCGTCTACGATTGGGCTGCGTGGTGCGGTGCGAATTGGAGCGGCAGCCTGGATAACAGCTGGTGCTGCTACTTCCTCTGCGGCTTCAACTACGGTTTCTTCGTTTTCCATAATTGTTCCTTCTGGATTTTCCTCGGCGGCTGTCGCTTCGGGGGTTTCTGGGGTGTCGTCTTCACTAGCTGCAACTTCTGTTATAAGAGCGCTTTTGAAGGCTGGGTTTGTGACGTGGGCGACTTGCTGCAAGGTAGCAGCGGTTACTTTCATTACGCCTTTATCTATGGTGTATTCGTCCGCGCTGGCTTCAATGCTAAACGCAGGGCGTAAACCTTCTGCAGCTTCTATAAGTGCATCTGTTCCAGCTGTAGTCGGAGCGATTTTAAAGCTCATTGAAATACCCGCAGGTGTGATAATTTCGCTGCCTGCAATTCCGCGCCCTAGTGGGTCTGTGCGGCTATGTTCTTTATTAAGAATAATTTCTTCAGCTGCGAATTGCTGAAATGAACCAAATTCGAATACAACAGCGCCAGCGCTGGTATTTCCTGACACACCAAATGGGACTACCATACCTGTAATAGTCCTATTGGCTACGTCTGCGGCTACGATTTTGCCGTCAAAGTTAATTAGCATTTGTTTCGCTTCCTCTAGGTGCTAAATCTTCCATTTCTCGGGCTTCGTCAATGTCAATAAGTCCAAGCTCTAACATTCTCCCAATCACTTCGATACGCTCCATGGCTGTACCACGCAAATATTCTTCGACTTCAAAGCGCACGCGTTGGGTCATTGGGGTTATATCGTCCATGCTTAGGCGCTGTTCTACGGCAATTAGAAATGGCATAAGCGAAAGGTCAATAAGTGAGCGGCGTTCCTGCAAGGTATTGCTGTAGGTGCTTGAAGTACTTTCCGCGTTTAGATACCACGCTGGAATGTTCATAAGGCGAGCTATTTCGGTAGCCGTGTTCATACGGTTAGCGCTTAGTTCCATTTGTGTAGCGTCAAAGCCGAAAGTCTGGACTTCAAGGTTTCCAGATAAGTAAGCGGTTGAGCGCTGAGCGCGGGCTGCTTTCCAGTTAGCTAGAAGGCTTGAAACTTGAGCAGCTGGAAGGTCTACGCCGCTATTTTTAATGTACATAGCAGGGTTAGGTTCTTCTGCCATACGGCTTACGGCTTTTTCTAGGTCTAGTGCGGTCTTAATTGTGCGCCCTGCACGGGTTAAAATTCCGCCAGTTCCTAGACCGTAAAAAACGATTAGTGAGTCTACGCCAGACATAGGGACTTGGTTACCGTCTACCCAGAAGCCGTCAATAACAATTCCTGTTAAACCGTCTGTTTGATAACTTACCCGTAATGGGTCAATGCGCCTGGCTCTGGTAGGGCGTCCGTCTTCTGGCGATACTTCCAAAACCTGCCAATAAGCGACGTCGTCAAAAAGCAAGTCTGCAAAAGTGTAAGACATGGTAACGGCTGTAGGAAGTGCTGGGTCTGGCTGCTCTAAAATTGTTCGCCCATAAACTTTAGCGTTAGTGGTTTTGTTATAAGCGTGTAATGGAAGGCTTGCAGCTGTGCCGCAGATAATAGACCGCGCTCTAGCTACCGCTGGTACTTCCATAGCTTCTTGCCGTGTCGTATAAGGCGACATAAACATAGGCGCGAAATTTTGGCTTGGCAAAACATTTATTGCAGCTGTAACCGTTGCTGGTTCGGCTGCCTTTATTTCAGACGTAAGCGAAAATACATCTAGTAAACCCATAGTGCCAGTATGCGCCAGTAATACAACTATTGCGAATAATGCAACGATTTGTAACGCGGTTCACCGTGTCGCGCCTAACGTCCAGTAAGTTCTTGACCCCTCATAGCGCTAGGCGCGACTCTCAAGGTGACCTGTAGGTCATACCGAGATTATCACAGCTTCGGGTTGCGGCGTGGTAGCGTGTCCGACTGCCATAACTAAAGCTACAGCTGCGCTAATTGGGTTAGTCGCGGCGCGTCGGGCAATTCTCCAGCCGCCGTCGCCTGCTGGTCTTCTGGCGCAGGCTACTAAGTGTTCGTGCATAACTTCCTGTCCCGCGTGGATTAGTCTGCCGCTATTCATGGCGTTTAGTGTCTGGTCGCACGCTATTGCAAAATTAGCCCCGCTCCAGGGTGTAGGGCTGGTCTGCACTTGAGCGCGGGCAAGGTGTGGGGCGATAAAGCCAGCTGTGTTCGGGTCATAAGCTACAACACGCGGGTTAAATCTCCTGGCAAGTTCCGCTATTTCCCCAGCTAAGATAACGTCATTTATTCCGCCGTCTTTGTGCCACTCATGAACGAACACGGCTAAATTATCGTCGGGCTGTACTTGTACACTCACTAGATACGCTTTTTCGCGGTTAAAACTTAAATCTAATCCCATGTATGTAGGCAAGTCGTCTACCATAGTTATTTGGCGTTCGCCTTCATTCCATTTTTCTATGCTCCATGGGCTGGACATTGACGAAACCCATAAGCACAAAGATTCCGTTTGAAAGGCTTCTTTGGTGTCAAATTTGGCGCTGTCTAAAATACTTTCAAGGTCTATTAAATGTCCAAGAGCTGGGTTAGCCTGTTGTATTGCTCTAATGTCTGGCGGGTTCACCTGTGAGCCTTCGGGAGCGCTCCACTCATACCAGCCCATTCGGCGTTTGAAGTAGTCCATGTCTGCCCGCCTGTTGTTCGGGTCAATGGCACAGCTGCCTGCCATGCTTCTTCGCTAATCTCTCGCAATTCGTCTACATAAAGTAAATTTGCCGTGCTACCGCGTGAGCCTTCAGACGTAGCCGCCCTAATACTGTACTTTCTAATTCTTTGGCATTTCTCCGTGCAGCTCTTTGGGTAATGGTGGCAGTAAACTTCCAATTCTTCCTGCCCATTGGTACGACTTACCCGCTTAATCCTTTTTCGAGTCCAGTCCAGGCTTTCGGCTAGGTCTACCGTTTGTTTAAAAGTGTCCAAAGCTAGCTGGCGCGTTTGAGCCATAGCAATAATTTGCTTACTACCAAAGACGTACAGGTGAGCCAAAAAGACTTGGCGCATAAGCGCCGTTTTTCCATTCTGGCGTGCTACTAAAATGCCGATATTAGATTTAGCCCATTTGCCGTCGGTTGTCATTTGTAAAGCGTCCATGGCGACATACTGTTGCCAGGGTAGGAGCGGCTGCCCAAATTCTTCGGCTAGGTCTATTACAACTTGACCAGCGCTAGGCAGGTTTTGGCTTGGACTTTGTAGGCGTGGCTTCGATAACCCGTAAATAGTCTTTGACGTATCCAAGTCCATTAGTTTCTTCTTCCTTGTTGCCCTGTGTGCGTGTTTCCACGGTTAAATGTAATTGTGCCAGTATTTGAGTAAACCTTGCCGCAAGTGCAGGCACTTCTTTAAGCTCGCCAGTATTAAAGCTAGTGTCTAAAGCGTAAGCAAGGCGTCTAGTTAGTGCTATTGCTCCCGCGTCTGTCATTGTTAG